AGGACAGACACGGTTCTAAACCCAAAGAATATAATCGGCGGCACGCCAATTTTCCCTAATGATAAGACACACCAATGGTTTCTCTTTGGTGACCAGCAGTATAGGTATGTCCCATGTCCTCATTGCGATCACTATCAGCAATTGAGATGGGAAGCAATGATCAAGGAAGGCGATAATCGCGGACGCTTTGAATGCGAGAACTGTCGAGAACCAATAGGCTACGAATCATTAAGGGCGATTGATGCTCGTGGCGGCTGGGCTTGCCCTTTTGGTTTAGACCGATCACAGCAACAGCTGACACGAGAAGGATTACCAAAGGTTGAGAGCCAACACATTTGGGCTGCTTATAGCTACCACCCTGGCGCAGTCTGGGAACGTATCTGCGACGAATATGACGCGGCCTTGGATGCTATGCGCCGGGGTGATCCAGACATGATGCAAACGTTTCACAATACTGTGCTAGCCCGGCCGTGGGAAGACTCCCTGGCTGGCCAGCTCACTGGCGACAGCCTGGCAGAGCGACGCAAGAACGTCACCGCCGGCAATGGTTATGAGGCTGAGGCGGAGCCCAATGGCATGGCGACCCTGGTGGTGCCTAGTGGCGTGCTGATGATCACCGCAGGTGTTGATGTTCAAGGTGGCGGCGGGACGTTTGCCGAGCGGTTGGTGGTCAGCATGTGGGGCTGGGGCATTGGCGAGGAGGGCTGGCACCTTGGGCATTGGGAGATCGATGGTGATCCCCAGCAGGCTGAGACGCTAAACCAGTTGGACCAGTTTGCCGCGAGAAGGTGGACGAGAGAGGACGGTGCAGAGCTCCAGATGGCCCGAGGGGGAATCGACGATGGAGGACTAGCAACCCAGGAGGTGCGCGATTGGTGCCGTCCACGGAGTGGCAGGTGGGTGCCAATGAAGGGGGCAAACCAGAAGGGCAAGCCTCTGCTGGGCAAAGGCGTGGCAGTAGATATTAACCGAAAGAACAAGTCAGAGACTAGGATATCTAGGGGTGTAACGCTATACTTTGTCGGCACTGAGACCAGTATAAACCACTGGCAAGGTCGTCTACGGGTAGAGCAGCCAGGCCCTGGATACCTGCACTTCGGGCAATGTTCGACAGATCAATTCCTGGCGGAGCTGTTTCCATGGAAGCGCAAGCCAGAACGTCGGAAGGGACAGGTAAGCTACTATTGGCAATGCCCTGTTGGGGCAAGGGATGAAGCGGGTGACTGCTCACGGATGGCTTATGCTGCCATGTTACTGGTGAGCAGGGGTTACGATCGTGCGACAATGTGGCAGCAGCTAGAGAAGTTGCTGGCATCATCACGGCCTAAGGATAGCAATTCGGAAAGCGGAGAAAAGCCAAAGAAACGACGCAGCAGGCTGGCTTCTATAGGCGGTCACTAGGTTATGGACTGAGCAGATCTTGTAATGCAATTCTACCAGGGTGACGATTTCGAGTGGCTGGAAGCTGCACCTGACGATGCGTCTGAGGTAGTCGTCTGGTTGCGCACCAGGGTTGCCGGATCGGGCCACCGGCTTGAGGGTGTAGACACTGAGAGTGGCTGGAAGTTCACCCTGCCGGCAGGCGTGACTGCCGGCATGTTTGCTGGCACCTGGAGCCTGCAGGTGAATGCCATTGTGGGCGACAAAGCGAAGACAATTCGCCAAGGTCAGATCACCGTATTGCGGGGTTTGGCGTTCACTGGAGGCGCTCCTGCATTTGACGATCGCAGTCAAGCCGCGCGTGATCTCGAATCAGTCGAGGAAGCGATAAGACTTTTGGCCAGTATCGATGGCCCGCAGGAATATACTATATCAGGCGGAGGTAGCATGCGTCGAGTGACTCGTGCTGATCTGTCGGATTTGATTAAGTGGCGTGATCAGTTGAAAGCAGAGGTTGCCGCCCAAGAGAGGGCTGCTCTTGGTAAATCACGGCGGATTCTGGCGAGGTTCGTGCCGTGAATCCAGTCTCATCAGCTATTGCTCGTGCGGCTCAGATTGCTCGTACTGTGTGGGAGTGGGGCCCTGGCCCTCGTGGACGCGCCCGGGCGGGCCATGGTGCGCGATCGTTTATGGGCTTTGATGCGCGTCTGCTGGGTGACTTGCCAGCGGTCTACAGTGATCCCACTGGTGTAGCCCGCACCGAGCTTGCGCGTGTCAGGGCTGAAGCGCGGTGGCAGGCCCAGGGTAATCCCTATGCGGTGCAGGCGCGGCGGTCGCTGATCACCAACGTGATCGGGCCAAGAGGTGTCCAGCTGCGAGCGCAGATCCCGCTGGGTGGACGGCGGCCCGGGGTATCCAGTCCAAAGTCGTCTGCCATGCGCGACATGGTTGCGCTGTTGAAGAGCGGCGAGGAAGCAGGAGACAAGCTTAACACAGCTGTCGATCGCTTGATTCTAGCGCAAGCAACGCTAGAAAAAGATGATGAATTAAACGCAATTGTAGAAGATGAATGGCGAAAGTTTTGCAGGCCTAGTAGTTTTGATCTTGCGGGAAGAAATAGTTTTCATCAGTTTGAGCTTAGCATTGTAGGAGCTTTCCCATCTCATGGTGGAGCGCTTGTCAGGATCATCCGCAAAGCTGCCCCTGGCATGCCGGCCGATGCTCCGCAGATATGCTTTCAGCTTATCAATACATCACAACTAGATGAGAAATATAATGGCGTATCACAGAAGCCTGGGCATTACTGGCATGCTGGTATTGAGATTGACAGCGCAACTGGCCGGCTTTCAAGGTATGCAATATTAAGGGTCCATCCTAATAGTACAGAGTATGGCAACCCAGCAAGAAGCGAGCCAAAGCATATATTTGTTGACGCCAATGATATTATTCATGTCTTTATTCCTCAAGAGATTGGACAGCTCAGGGAAATGCCTTGGCTTGCTTCAGTCTTGCCGACGCTTCATAATATCAATGAGTATGAGAAGAGCCACTGGACAAGAAAGCGAGTGGCCTCCAACCTGCTAGGTTTTATCAGGAAAAATGATGATGGGGTGACGCCTATTGGGACTGCGTTGGTTGATGAAGAAGAAGACACAGGAGAGCTTATCTCTCGATCTTCACCTGGTCAGTGGGTGACACTGGCACCAGGAGAAGATCCAATTGCACCACAGTTTGGACAAGATGATCAGATGTTTGGCGAAGTGTTGAAGACTATGCTAAGAAGATTTAGCTCTGGCTTCGGCACAAACTACAGCACTAACTCAAGAGACTATAGCGATGTAAACTATACAAGCATTAGGATGAGTTTAATAGAAGATCGTGATTGGTTCAAGGTTATCCAAAGCCTACTAATACAGCTCTTTCATCAGAGAGTATATGAAGAGTGGTTCAAAGCAGCAATGCTATCAGGCCGGCTACCTACTGCAAGGTTTGGAAATTACTGGACAGATCCTGATTTGTTTCTTACACCAAGATGGCAGGCTCGAACATGGGTTGGCGCTGATCCATCAAAAGACATGGAAGCCTATCGCGATGCTCAGCGGCTTGGTCTTCAGAGTACAGCAGATCAGATTGCAGAATCTTATAGTGAAGATCTTGAACATGTGTGGGCACAGATTGCCTATGAGCTGGCGTTACGGAAGCGCCTTGGCTTGCCGGTTGTTTTAGACGGAGTATATGAAACGGTCTCCAATACAGAAAAACCTCCGGGGTCATCCGAGCAACTAACTGCCTAAGTTATGGCTAGTGTTGTTTATGTCTGCGATGGCTGTTGACATCAAATCGTTTGTTGCTGCGGACGGCGGCAACGCAGTTGAGATGACGCTTGAGGGTGAAGTTGGATATGATATTACATTTCGAGAAATCCAAGAAGCTCTAGTTGGCCGTCAGAACGTTCCGCTAAAAATAAACATCTTCAGTTTTGGCGGGAACTCATTCGAAGGTCTAGCAATTCATGGACTTCTAAGTAGACACCAAGGAAGTAAACGCGTGGTAATCGATGGTGCGGCGGCAAGTGCTGCTGGTCTCATTGCTATGGCTGGCGATGAGATAGTGATGCCAAGCACAAGTTTCTTTATGCTTCATAATGCATGGACAGTTGGCGTTGGCGGTGCTGACGACTTAAGGAAAGACGCGGAGCTAATGGACAGAATTAATAACAATTATGCACAAGTCTACGCAACTAGGACGGGTCTTTCAATGGAAGATGTTAAGAGCTTAATGGATCAAGAAAGTTGGCTAACGGCGGAAGAAGCCTTAGATTTTGGTTTTGCAACTGAGGTTGCCTCTCCGTCTTCGATTCGATCTATGGCGGTGCCTGAAGGGTTGTTCTCAAACACAGCCAAGATTCCCGCTGCGCTTAAGTCTTTGATTAGGCTTACGCCAGCTCCTGAAAAAGTTGAGCCGGTGGCCAACGCTTCTCAGGAGGTTTCTATGTTAAGCACTGAGCCATTACAGGAACCCAGTCAAGCTATGAGTGATCCAACTCCGACTCCTCTCGCCATGGAGGTTAACGAGCGAGAATCGCTCGTAGTTGCCGAGCGTGAGCGAGGCAAGCAGATTCGCGGCATGTGCCAACA